AAAACTATTTGTGAGAGGGGAAAACATGAAGATTATTAATTTAACGCCGCATGAGATTGTATATATCAAGGCGGACGGCACAAAGAGAACATTTTCGTCAAGCGGAAATTTGAGAGCGGACAGGGTAGAGCTTTCTAGGGAGGAGAAGGACGGATTTATTATCTGCAAATATGGGTATTTGCGGCAAGACATGGGGGAAGATATTGAGCGGTTGCTTATCGAAAATGCTGATAACAAAGATTGCTATTTCATTGTTTCAAAAATCACGCTGGAGGCATTGGAGGGGCTGGATGTTGATACATCAAACTTTTTAATCGTTGGCGACACTGTGAAAGACGATAGCGGGAAAGTTATCGGATGCAGAAGCTTTTCAAGGGGGTAAAGAATGAATCATGTAGTTTTAATCGGCAGACTTGTGCGGGATCCGGAGATTCGGTATACGCAAGGGGAAAAGCCTATGGCGGTGGCAAAGTACACGCTGGCAGTAGATAGGCGGTACATGAGAGAGAACGAGCCAACGGCTGACTTTATCCGCTGCATAGCTTTCGGCAGGAATGCAGAATTTGCCGAAAAGTACATGAGCCAAGGGCGGAAATTTGCGGTAGAGGGAAGCATTCAGACAGGTAGCTATCAGAACAAGGACGGACAGACCGTATACACTACGGATGTTATTGTAAACGGACAGGATTTCTGTGATTCTAAGCCAGCGGGTTCTGGAAATTATGCGGGAGCGGCAACGGATTCCGAAGGATTTATGAGTATTCCGGATGGCGTAGAGGACGAAGGACTGCCGTTTAACTAAAGGGAACTGTCAACCGATAGCTGACAGCTGGTTATCAACTATCGGTTGACTACCATGGCGAAAACATAGAGAGGTGAACAATGAAAGAGATAAAGCTATATCAATGTGATATTTGCGGAACTAAATACGCGGAGAAATTAAAGGCTAAAGAATGTGAAAAGTACCACGCGAAAGATTTGGTAATTTCTGATTGCAAATATCACGGAATGAATGTTTGCGGAAGGTTTCCGGTAAAAATCTGGGTTAAGGCGAAAAACGGAGAAGAAAGGATGTACCGGCTATGACAAGATTACCAAACCTCGAGCTATTGATGTATAAAGCTATCGGGTACTTAGGACAAGACGAGGAGTTTATAGCGAAGGTTGGAAAAGCAAAATCAAATGGCATCAGAGCCTTTGGCTTTAAAATCGAAACTTTCCCACAACTTTGGGGGAGTACCTGTACAGGGTTCGATATTACAGAGGGCGGAAAGGCTACAATCGGCGGTTGTGCCATGACAATGGAATATACAACCGTTGTACACGAGGAAATAACAGACTCCTATTTGGTTTTCTTTGGGGATAGAGCTTGCTATGCAGTTCACAATCCCACAAAAGAATTTTACGAGGATTTGAGAGATAGGAATTTAGCCAGTCTGTCAAAATCGAAAGAGAGGTATTAAATGACAAGAGAAGAGCTGAAGTACAGAGAACCACAAAAGGTAGTGTGTTTGCATGGTCCATATCCTAAGCCTTGGTATAAATGTGAATGCCCATCTTGCGGAAATTGTTTAAGTGATGATGACGAGTTCGCTTTTTGCCCTTACTGTGGACAGAAATTAGATTGGAGCGTGTTAGATGGTTGAGATAACAGAAAAAGACCTACAGGAAGTACCACTAGATAATGTGAACCATCCTTTCCACTATGAAACGGGAAAAATCGAATGCATTGATGTAATGCTAGAGACACAGGGGGAAGAATCAGTAAAAGCGTTCTGCATCTGCAACGCCATGAAATACCTGTATCGGCACAAAAAGAAAAATGGCAGAGAGGATATAGCAAAAGCCAAGTGGTATCTGGAGAAGTATCTGGAGCTTGAAGAATGGGGGGGATAAATGAGGATATTTATAAGCCATTCCAGAAAAGGACGAGAAGCAGAAGATATACAGAAGGAAAGAGAAAAGTTATCCCTTAAGCTGAAGGAGAAGTATGGCGAAGGGGTGGAGATTGTAGAAACTTTTTTGAACGAAATTTCAGAGAAGGACGAAGAGGAAAATCCTGTATGGGTATTAGGCTGGTCGATACAGTTGCTTTCAACTGTTGACGGAGTTGTTTTCGGCCGAGATTGGTACAAGTCAAAAAGATGCCGGATAGAACGGCAGATATGCAATGAATATGGAATTGAGATAGTAAAGCTGTAAGAAATGGGGATAGCTATGATAAAGCCTTTAAACTTTGGGAATTTTCAAGCTATGAAAAGGTATAGCTATAACCAAATGAATGCCTGGGCAGTATCTGTGTATCAGAGCGGATTCGAGGACGGGCAAGAATCTATGCCAAGGATCCTAGAATTTGACAAGGACACCATGGAAGAGTTCTTGCTTAAGATTGACGGTATAGGAGAAAAGACAGCCAAGAGGATAGTAAATGCCTTTATAGAAAAAGGCGAAGCGGCATGGGAGATATAGTAGCATGGATTGGGTAAGCGAAAAAATACAAGTTAAATGCCCCTTTTATATAAGTCACACCTTCCCGAGAGGGAAGGGAGCGACTTCTATATCATGCGAAAAACTGCCGGAGATAGAAGGGAATTGCACCATGCAGATATGCTTTTCCGACAAGAAGGCCTTAGATGCGCACATGGCCGCATACTGCAAGGGCTTTTCCTTTGTCCGGTGTCCGCTATATAAACATATCGCTGAAGGATTGGAGAAGGAGGAAGGAAAGAGTGAGGAAAGACGAGCAGAAAAGACTAAAAAAAGAAGCTGGCTTGACGAAGAAATTGCGAGAAGCCGGAAAGCAAAAAGATACTAGGATAAAGGCGCTGGAGATGCGGGCGAGCCACTTCAGAGCGTTGAAGGACTCGAAGAACGCAGAAATCGCAAGGCTTAACCTCTCGATATGCCATAGCGAAGCTTTATGCAGTATCTTGATTAAGCGGCTGGGCGGAGCTGTAGACGTAGCCGGGGAAGACTGGGTAAAGGCGATAGAGGACAGACGGTCTATCGTGGTGAAGACGGACGAAAACGGCACTTTTTCCTTCATGGAAGCGGATATTGCTAGGGAAAAGGAAGCAGAAAAGGCGTAGGATAGAAGAAAAAGCAGAGAGGAGGGGAAAACGTGGGAAGCGCGAGAGGCGTAAAAAAAGGGTTCATGCAAGACTATCTTACGGAGGAAATTCTTACTTACGTAACGGCGCTAAAGCGGAAGGGCGTGACCGATGAAGAGCTGGCCAAGGCGCTGGGGATATCTAAGCAGACCTTGTACAACTGGAAAAATAAAAGCCAAGAATTTCGCTTTGCGATACGTGACGGCAAGATGGTTGCGGATGCCCAAGTGGAAAATGCCCTTTTCCTCTCTGCAATAGGGCATACAAAGAAAGTAAAGACCGTATTAAAAGACAAAACCAGTGGAATCCCCCTGGTAAAGAACAGGGATGGAGAAATTACCCTTATGAAAGGGGAAGAGGGGGAAGAAATGCTTTACTATACGGATTTCCTGTATTTAAAGCCGGATGTTAAAGCTATGATCTTCTATCTTACAAACCGATGCTTCAAAGATTGGAAGATGAACCGGCAGAACAAGGAAGACGGCGAAGGAAGCGGACTTCCCGCCGGAGTGGTGGAAGTGGTGGTTAGAAACGAAGGACTGGAGGAGCTGGAGCGGAAAGCGATAGAAGAAGCACGGAAGAAAGACGAGGAAGCCAGCAAAGGAGAAAGCTAGGAAATGAATGATGAGTTTTACACTAAGCCGGAGATATACGAGGCGGTGAAGAATTATGCCGTGAGTGAGTACGGACTGGAAGGAAGGGAGATTGTGCGGCCATTCTGGAAGGACGGAGACTACAAGAATTTTAACTATCCTATAGGGGGGGTGGTGATTGATAACCAGCCATTTAGCAAGAGCGCGGAAATAGTAGATTTCTACTTAGAAAAGGGAATTGACTTCTTCCTTTTCTGCCAGACACAAAGAGCCTTGACCTTATTAAAAACCGAAAGGGATATAACACTTATTATCTGCTCCGAAAGAGTGAAGTACGACAACCAAGAAGAGAAGATAGGAACAAGCTTTATAACGAATCTTGATAAAAAATACAGGGTGAAAACCGCAGTCGAGTTATCCCGGAAGTTTAGAGAGATTCAAGGGGGACTTGCCAAGGCTTCAGCGTACAAGTACCCGGATAATTTTGTGGTAGGGCATATGCTGGAGAGATACGCAAAGAATGATATTGATTTCAGCGTGGAAAAAGAAGATTGCTATACAGAAAGAATCTTAACCAGCATGGACGGGAGAAAGGTAAGTGCTTTCGGCGGCGGCCTTGTACTACATGGCAAAGCGGTAGACAAGAAGAAGGCCGCAGAAGAAGAATATGAGCAAAAAGGATTGATTGAATTGGTGGTATAGAAAAAGGAAGGGAAAAACCCTTCCTTTATGCATTGATTAGGTCACTAGCTGAGATTGTGGGATAGCATTTATTTATCTGGATCCATTCCCCATAATTTCCGGGATGAACCTTCCTAGTCATTACCTTACATATTTCCTCGTCCATGCCAAGGCGTGGGATATATAAGAAGGTGACGGTCTTGCTTGTCCGTCTGATGATTTTGATGGCTTCCCTATGGAGAGGGTCGCCGTCAGTATATTGCTGGGGTTCTTGGTAGTAGTTCCCCATGATGAACTTAGTATTTCTTTGCGCCTCTGCAAGCGCGGCGTTGGCGTTGGCTAATGCCTCGGTAGCTTCCTGTAGGTTGGAAGCCTTTGCCATGCGGTAGCTGAATAAGTCGATAATCTTTTCCATGATATCCTCCTTTTATGGAAGGGGCATTAAGCCCCTTTCTTATAACACTTGATGTTATTTGCTTGCATATACTCCATTTCATCAATTAGCTTTGCAAGGGCTTCCGGTGTTGGTGTGTAGTCCTTGGAAGTGTCTACTTTGGGAAGCATTCCTTCAATGTAGAAGGTGGGATTGTAGTAACCATGGCATCCTTCTTCGTCTGTGTAGTAAGTGTCGAGTGTTAATCGGTCTACTTTGCTTTTATAAGCTTGGAAAACTCCTACTTGGATTGTGAGATTTCCTTTTTCTGCCCAGAAGTTAACGAAGCCGCTTTCCTTAATGGTGAATCCCTTTGCTTCTACTAAGTTAATAAGTTCGTTCATGTTCTTGTTCATAATGTTTTCCTTTCTTGTGTACCGTGCGGCTTGTTGTTTGCTATGTACGTAGTCTATCATTGGCTACGCACGTAGTCAATAGGGAAATTGTCACAAAAGAAAAATTATTATTTTGGCGAAATTGACGGTTGACTATGTACGTAGGCTATGATAAGATAAGGACAGTTAAGAAAACGGCATTGCCCAAGGGGCGGAAAGGCGGAAACAATGACATTCAATAGTAAAGAAGAAGTAAGAAGCGCATGGGATAGCTTAAAGGCAGAGGAAAGAGAGTATTTAGAAAAAGCTTATGAGGAAGTAAAGGAAGCGCTTAGAGCAGATGGAAGCGAGCCAAGAGACATAAGCGCGCTTGAATCTTTAGAAGAGTATGCGGAAAATATCGGCTGGGAAAGCGATGGTGCATCTGCATACGAGGATTTCAAGGAGATTATAGAAAACTAGGAGAGGGATTCCTCTCCCTACGTTATAAAAATAAGATAGGCTTCCAATTAGAAGCCAGAAGGGTGGAAACATGAAGGAAATTACATTAGAGGAAGTAAAAAGCAGACTAAAGAGCAGAGAAGCCCTAAATCTCAATGGGGAAGATTTTTATCTGGAGATACCGGAAGAACTTCAGTATTTGCATTATACTGACAATAAGAAAGACCGTCATAATTTAGTTGTCTATAGCGTTGAGGCAAAACTTCCAGAAGGAATTGAGGATCCAGAGGAGATAGCCAGAGAGTACGAGGCTTTCTTAAGCTTGGATAATGCACAGTACAGGGGAGTATTAGAGGAATTACAATCAGAATACAATTCCCTTGTTAATCAATACAACTTTCAGAATGACGAGGACGAATAGGAGGGGGATTTCCCTCTCCTAAGAGAAAGGATATATATGGGCTGGAAGGAAAATAAGGCGCAAAGGGATATTGCTTACGCCAGAGCAAAGGTAAAGCGGGTTCCCTTTGATATACAGGTGGCGGAGTATGACCGCTTGAAAGAAATTGCTGGAGATACGGCGGTTAATACCTATATCAAGAAGGCATTGAACGCTTTTTCCGGGGAAGAAATATTTAAAACTTAAAAAGGAAGTAGACGACTTTAAAAAAGGACAGCTTAAGCGGCTGTTCTTTTTTTATTGCTAGGGTAAAAATCCCTTGATTTTGCTTGAATTAAAGGCAGAAAGGGGGACTTATGAAAGCGATATGGAAGCCACAACCAAAGCAAGCCTTGATGATGTCGCGGCCAGAGTATGAAGCACTATATGGCGGGGCGGCTGGCGGTGGAAAGACGGACTACCTTGTTATAGAAGCATTAAGGCAAGTGCATATTCCGCACTATAAAGCCTTGATTTTAAGAAGAACCTTCCCCCAGCTGAAGGAAATTATAGATAAGGCCTTCCTGTACTACCCGCAAGCATTCCCGGATGCCAAGTACAACAAGACGGAGCACCGCTGGACTTTCCCAAGCGGGGCAAAGATTGACTTTGGAAGCCTTAATTCCGAAGAGGACAAGTATAAGTATCAGGGTATTGCATACGACTTTATCGGATTTGACGAACTTACGCACTTTACGGCGACACAATACGAATATTTGAAGTCAAGAAACCGTGCGAATGGTGCGGGCACTGTCGTATATACCCGGGCGACAGCAAACCCCGGGGGCGTAGGGCATGGCTGGGTAAAGGATAGGTTTGTAACCTCTTGCAAAGCTGGAGAGACTAAGACGGAAGTATATAAGGTAAAGACGGAAAAGGGCATAGAGTACAAGGCGCAATCCCGCGTATATATCCCCGCCTCTGTCTTTGACAACAAGAAACTGCTGGAGAATAACCCGGAATACGTCACGCACCTTGCGGCGCTTCCTGAAGCGGAAAGAAACGCCCTTTTATATGGGGACTGGGACAGCTTTACAGGACAGGTATTCACGGAATTTAGAAATGATAAGGCTGGCTATATCACGCGCCAGTGGAGCCATGTAATAGAACCCTTCCCCATTCCTGAATGGTGGAAGGTATTCCGGGCTTATGACTTTGGTTATAGCAAGCCCTATGCGGTCGGCTGGTATGCCGTGGATGGAGATGGGCGAATGTACTTAATTCGTGAGTTATACGGCTGCACAAGTACGCCTAATACAGGAGTGAAGCACGAGCCACACGAGCAAGCGCGGAGGATAAAAGAGGTGGAAAACACTGACCCAAGGCTAAAGGGAAGGAAGATAAGCATGGGAAGTGTTGCGGATCCAGCGATATGGAATAAATCGACCGGCGTATCAGTAGCGGAAGCCATGGAATCGGAGGGAGTGTATTTCGACAAGGGAGACCATGAAAGACTAGCCGGGCTTATGCAATGCCACTACAGGCTGGCCTTTGATGAAAACGGGTATTCGATGTTCTATGTATTCTCTGACTGCCTCGATTTCATCCGGACAGTGCCGAATCTGACCTATGACGAGAAGAACGTGGAGGATATCGACTCCAGCCAAGAAGACCATATTTACGATTCGTGGCGATATGCCTGTATGAAGAATCCCATAAAGGCACGGATGAACTACATCGACAGGGAATCACACGATTTTGACCCGCTTAATTTGTATCAAGGCAACGCCAAGAGAAGGCTATATAGAGGATAGGAGGAAAGAATGGCAAGAAAGAAGAAGGAAGCAGTAGAAGAAGAGAAGAAGCAAGTGGCAAGTGCCGGGGAAGGCATTGCGGAGGATAGACCGGAGGGAAAGCCTTTTATGAATCCCCCGGTAGAGCCTGTAGTGTATAAGCCAAAGCTTACGGACGAGGATTGCCGGGAAGCAGAGTTTAGGTGTAAGCGGTACCATGAGAAGATGCAACCGCTGGAGAATAGGCTAATCGAGAATGAAACCTACTACCGCCAGCAATACTCTGACTATAAGGACACGGATGATAGAAAGTCACTGCCGGAGAAGGGAAGCGGTTATCTTATCAATGCCATTATTAACAAGGTCGCTGATATGATGGACAATTACCCTCAGCCGACTATCCTACCCCGTGAGGAATCAGACGAGGAGACGGCTTCAATCCTTAGCAAGGTTATTCCCGCCATTCTGGAGCGGAATAATTACACAAAAGTGTATTACAAGTGCGCCATGGAGAAGGTAAAGAACGGCGTATCAGTTGCCGGAGTATTCTGGAATCCTACAAAGGACAATATTGGGGATGTGGAAATTAAGCGTATTGATATCATAAATATGCGCTGGGAGCCGAACATCGAGGATATACAGGATAGCAAGGAAGTCTTTATCCTCACGGAATCCGATGTAGATACTATGAAGGTGCTGTACCCGCAGATTCTTGGTAATCTTACAGGGGAATTTGGCACGGATTTAAGCAGTTATAGCGATTCTGAGGTGGCAAGGTCGGAAGATAAGGTTATTGTCTATGACTGGTACTATAAGAAGACCGTATCCGTTGAGATTGGCGGACAGGTATTCCCGAAGACCGTCCTACACTATGCCAAGTTCTGTAATGGAAAGCTATTGTATGCTTCAGAGAACGACACCGCAAAGGAATCCGGCTGGTATGAGGATGGACAGTACCCATTTATCTTTGACGTAATGTACCCCATCAAGAACACGCCTGTAGGTTTCGGCATGATTGACATTATCCGAGAACCGCAAGAATTTATTGACAAGATGAACAAGGCACTTATTCAGAACGTATTAGCCAACGCCCGCCCTAGGCGGTTTGCTAGGGAATCGACAGGTATTAACGAGGAAGAATTTAACGACTACAATAATCTGATCGTGCATTATGAGGGCG